CAGCCAGCTTCAAAATCCTCGGCTTTGATCAGGGCCATTTCTAATCCGAACTGCCGACGTAATCGCGAATAAGCGTTGTCACCTGGTCGCGCTGTGATGAACTTCCGCTCTCCGATTGTCGGTACATTGAGTACCAGGAAATTAGCCATAGGGCGACTTGGGCTTCGGCCTGGTCCAGAGGCTAAGCTCGTTGGCCTTCTCGTCGTCCGGTAGCTCCATGTCACCCATCCGCCGCATGAACGCCCAGGCGATCACGCAGGTGGCGACCAGGTCATCATGCTCGACCATCGGGAACTTGGCGCACTGGCTGATGACGTCGAACGCCCAGTCCCTCGAGACGTACCAGATCCTGCCGGCGCGCAGGATCCCCGACACCATGTGCGCCCGGTACGCCAGGTCCTCGGGTCCGGCCTTCACTTTCCACACCGGGATCCCGCCGGCCTCGAACTCCTGGATCAGGCTGATGCCGCTCGCCTTGTCCTCGATGAGCGTGTGGTCCGGACCCCATCCCTTCTCGTGGCGGATCGCTGACTCGCGAAGCTCGCCGAACTCCATCCGCTCATTCATGCGCTCGAGCAGCATGGCATTGAGGCAGTTATCCTCCCGCCGGCCAGACATCGAATGCCAGAACAGTCCCCAGCTGGTGCGCGCCGAGTAGTCATTCTCCTGGCCTTTCTTGAACGCGGTGTCGTACACCGTGATGATCTGCTCCCAGTCCGGATACGGCATCTGCTCGCCTTGCTTCGGATGGTTCGGCGGGTACGCCCAGTTCTGCCACCACTTGCGCTTCAGGATCAGACCGCCGCCGGCCTCCGGATCCTGGTTGTACTGGGCCTCGTAATCGACCGTGCCCATGCCGGCCTTCTCGGTCTTGGTCTCTTCATCGCCGAAGCGCTGCGGATTGAGCAGGTCTCGAGGTTTCGTGCGCTGGTCCTCGTACAGCGGCTCGACCTTTTTCTCGGCCATCTCGTCGTAGTCGAGATCCCGGCCCTTCGGATTAACGAACGTCCTGCAGTGACGCTTCGTGTCGTACTCGTTCGGCAGCATCAGCACCACCCAGCGGCCAGCTTCGCCGTCGAGGATGTGCCCGACCAGGTCCATGTCGTGAGACCGCTGACAGATGATGACCTTCTGGCCTGTGGTTGGGTCATTAAGACGTGACCGCCAGCTGTTGTCGTACCAGCTGAGGGTGGAGTGCCGCTTCGGATCTGAGTGCACGTCTGCCATGTTGTGCGGGTCATCGATGCACAGCACGTCGCCGCCTTCGCCCGTGGTCTTGCCGAGGCAGGACGTCGAGATCCGATAGCCGTGCTTGTCGTTGACGTAGCGGGCCTTCTGATTCTGACCAGGGTCCAGGTAGAACTTGCCGCCGTAGCGCTCCTGGTACCAGCCCGACTGGATGATGTCCCTGGCCTTGACCGCATCACGCAGCGCCAGGTCATGCGAGTAGCTGGCGTACATGAATTGGATCTCGGGTTCCTCGGCCCACCACCAGGTAGGCCAGATGACCGAGACCGTCAGCGACTTCGTTTGCCGCGGCGGTACGTTGATGATCAGGTTGCGGATGTCCCCCAGCGTGACGTACGCCAGGTGGTCGCAGATGGCATCAATGTGCCAGTTGTTTTTGAACTCCCTGGATTCGACCAGCGGCCAGACCGCCGGCACGTAGCGCCTGAGATCTCGACGCAGCCATTCGGCCTCCATCTCGGTGAAGGTCGCCTGTTGATGCGCCAAGCTCATTGCCATCGTTAAATACGGTCAGGACTGCCCTCGACCCCGACCGATCTCCGTGCGCCCTCGCTCGAATCATAATCTGCAAACGCCCTCTCGAATACGTTGGCTGCCACAATCTCCCTAGTCTGCATCATCGACCTGGCCAGCGCTGCTGCATACCTGGTGCCAGCGGGGGAGGCTACCTTGAAGGTCTGGTACGTGTACTGGTAACCATCGCTCGGCAGTGCCGGCAATGCAGCGCTCACCGCAGCAGCGACAGCGCCCTTAATGAATGTGCGTCTCTTCACCAGCCCAGTCCAATGTGCGCCGTGAACCAGACCGCCAAGGCATAGAAGGATCCGCGCCTAGCGATCATCCACCAACCCTGAGATCCCTGCGATCTCTTCGAGAAGCCGAACACGTAGCGCACCACCTCGCTCCAGGTGTCGCCCTTCTCTTTGTTGAACAGCGCCTTGAACTCGACTGCAAAGAACTGAGCGATGATCAGCACCCAGCCAGCCTCCTGCGTGCCCATCGCATTGAGTATCGTCTCCATCACGTCGTCCTCCCATCGTCCGGCCGAATGCCGAAATTCTCAGTCAGGTCCTTGCGTAGGAACGGCATCGCCTCGACCATCGCGTCCAGCTGGTGCAGCCAGGACCACTTGAAGGCATTCCAGTTCAGCAGCGCCGCGGTGCGATCGGTGTTGTGATTCTTGGCGAAGCGATACGCCATGATGAAATCCAGCACGCCATTCAGCCACGGGATCCCGATCACCAGGATGAACAGCACTACGCCAATGGTCAGCCAGATCCAGTTCATGACTCAGTGCTCGGACACGGCATGTCTTCGCGTGTGACCTGCTCCTCGAGGATGACCTGCTCTATCTTTTTGAGCACGGCCAAGCGCGTGCGAACCTTCACCCGGTCACGCATCGGCTCGACCGAGATCTTGTCTTCGTTTCTCCAGTACAGCCGCGCCTCGTCGCCGGCTCGCTGCTGCAGCGGCTCGAAGACGTTCTCAAGCAGCCACGCTTCGCAGGCCTCGTACGTCGGCCCCTGAACTGCGTACACGTGATAGATGACGCGCACCGGCTCTTTGCTTTCGCGTTGCGGAAGCTCGAAGAACGCCATCGGCGGTCCAAGCTCGCAATCGAAATGCTCTTCGCAGTAATCGATCAGCGGCTGCGCCAGTGGCTCTTTCGGTTCCGCAGGCATCGGTCTGATCATGGGGTGACATCGACCGTCGGATTGTCTACCTCATCGAGCGCTGTCTCGTCTGGGATATTGAACGGGACCTGACTCTCCTTGCCACGCTCGGCGTCAGAATCGATCGGCACAAAGCGACACAGGTAATCACCTGGCGTCAGGTCAGCCGGCATCGGCCGCTCGAACGTGTCAGCCGGCACCAGGTCATCGAGTACGGTGAACGGGCCGCCGGCAACCGCCATCGAAATCTCGCAGCCCATATAATCGTCCGGATCCGCCGGCAGGCCGCTCTGCCGCTTCGTTGGTATTCCCCATCTAGCTGTCGCTGTCGTCATCGCTCTCTCCAACCTCTACTCTCGCATTCTCAACCGGACCAAGCGGATCCTTCTTGCAAAACAGCCCGAGTCTTCGACAGAGCCAGGCTCGGATCCACTCCCACATTCTTACGAACAATCGGCGACCACCACTGGCGGCTGGACGTTGCCGAACCATTCCACCAGATCGTTAGGCACCACATACCTGCCGTTCACGGTCTGTGTTGGATCACACGCAGTGCCGCCTGGCACCGTGCCGACACCCAGGAACTTGAAGTGATCATCCTCCTTGAGGACATCCCAGACCAGCAGATTCTGCACCGTCAGCATGGTCGGCGGCATCGGTACCAGCGCCGGGATGAGCTTGGTGACCTCGTTGCTGAAGTCGCTCTCCTGCACTGGATCCGCGCTATTGAATGCCGTCGTCACGAAGAAGTACGTGGTCCCCTCGGCGAGGCCTGGCACCGTGAATGTCGTCGTCGTCGGGTTGTTGATCGTGATGCTGACGTCTCCGTACGGTCCACCCTGCACGAGGCCGGCGTAGATCTTGAAGCCGGCCAGGTCAGTCAGCGCGGATCCATCCGTGTTCTGCGTCGGCGCCGTCCAGGACAGCGTTGCCTCGCCGGCAAACACGAAGCCAGGCAGCAGGCACAGCAGTAGCAATAATCGTTTCATGGCATCACCCCAATCAGTTCCGCTTCTGAATCTGTTACCTCACGATAGCAGCGCTCGAAGATCTCCTTCGGCGACCAGGATTCGTAGCCATCCTCGTACACGACCTTGTAGCCTGGTTCCATTTTCTGCTCCAAGCCTTGTGGCCGCTCCTCTGGCTCTGCCTGCACGACCTTCGTGCCGATGTAGGCTTTCATGTCGCTGCGTTCGGGATCGGTGCCCAGGCGATCACATCAGTCAACTCTGACGTCCGATCGGCGGCATCCCAGACCTCGCCGCGGGTGTCGATGCATTTACGTGATGCCTGCTCGACCAAGCGTCTGGGACCACCAGTGTCCCTGGTCACCATCACCTTCTCGCCGAAACCCGGCAGGCTAGTTGTCACCCGGATCCATGTTAAATCGTCAGCCATGATTTCCTCCTCTCCAATCTCTACGCTCGCATTCTCCACCGGACCCAGCGCTGTGCTTGCCATCGATCATTCCTCAAGCTCCAGGCACTTGGCCGATCGCAAGCACTTCTCGAATTCGTTTTGCATCTGCAGCGTCAAGGCCTCGCTCCCCCACATTGGATTCTGCAGTATGACCCTGACAATCGCGACTAGCAAAATGATGTCGGCACCCCAGCGCAGCGTCTCCTCGCCCGTCATCTCTTTCGCGTGTGCAGCCATGATGACCTGCATGTCCTGAATCAGCGCTCCCAAGGCAGCCTGCATCGACTCTTTGTCGTTGCCCTGAGAGTTGAGGATCTTGATGAAGCCCCGGCCGCAGTCGAGGTAATCTTTGACGGTCTCCTTGGATAGCGGGACAGCGTCACCAAAATCCGCAAAGCCGTTCACAGCTGGAGCCTGGCGCGATCAAGCATGGATCTCATCCACCAGCTTTTGAGTTCCTCCTGCGACATGAGCCGCGGATCCCGCCAGCCTGGCACGTACCGCTCAGGCGCACTCGTCGAATTCGTGGAATCCCTCGAGGTAGACGATATGCTTGGCCGGCTGGCCCCCGTTGAGCTTTTGGACGACGTGGATCTCGTCCTCCGGAATCTCGTTGTCGATGACAATAGCGTACCCTCCGAGCAGCTTGCTCAGTTGCCTTAGTTCAGCCCTGTGCTGATCGTTGCCTCTGACTTCCATCGTCGTATGCTCGTAGCCTTAATCACGCTTGACGGCTCCCACCTCTGCCTACCGATAACCCACCTGCGTCCATTTTACCCAAGTAATGGCCGATACAGCAACCAATGAACAGCCCGATCATATTCCCCCAGGTGACCAGGTCGAAAAGGTCGACGGCGATACGGCCGAGCAACAGGTAGACCAGGATGTAGTAGACCACGACAACCCGGAGCCAGTTCACGATGCGGGGCACGCGCCTGGCTGATGATTGTCGCCGCAGTCAAAGCAATACGGGTGTTTCATCAGGTTGGCGGCCACGTTGCGCCTGGTGGTCTCTTCCTTCTCGTGCAGTTCCTGGAGTTCTTCCTCAGATAATCGAGCCGTAGAGTGATGTACTTGGGTGTTGGGTGCCGTGAGTTGCTCAGAATCGCACGCTAGAGGCCGCTTTTGAGGCAATTCTTCTCGATTTACGGTGATTGGGACCGAATGGTGCTGCCGGCCGAGTAATCCAACCCAGTCGTCTGGGACCTCTACGTCCTCCCCTTCGACGATCACAGCGACCTCGACGCCACGTGTATGCCTGATGTCGATGCTCCCGTCATCCACGTATATCAGGACCTTGGGAGTCATCCAGGCTTTGGCCAGCCGTCAGGCTCGTACTCGGCGTACGCCTCCTCGAAGCATTTGTTCAGGCCATCGGCCAGCTGCTCACGGAACTCGGCCCTGGTCAGGATACCGCTGCGCTTCTTGATGTCTATGCACGCCTGCTCGAGTGATGCCTCGGACAGATCAGGTGCCAGCGGTGCATCCAGGTCATCGTAGAGCATGACGCTGCCCTCGGCCTTAGCCGGCGCCAGGCCGAAACCTCCGGCCAGGTCATGGTGCGCGGCATCGTGCAGTAGCGTCGGGTGCTTGATGCTATGCAGCGCCACGCCGTCATCAGCAATGAGCTTCTCGCTCACTACCGCGGCAGTGGCTGCGCCCAGCAGGCGCTTCAGGAATCCTCGTCTCTTCATGTCGTGACCTCGTCTGGACTTGAACGACCGTTCAGTTCTCGTTCGCGTTTCGTTCAGCTTTCGTTCGTTCCCTCGGCCTTGCGGATCTGCTCCTCGAGATACCGACGGCGCTCAGTCGCTGGCTTCGGCGGTGGTCGCTTGGCCTCTGGCTTCTTCGGCGGTGGCTTAGGCGCCGCGCCTTCTCGCTTCTCACGCTCCTTCTTGCGCCGCTCACGGTTCGTTGCCACCTTGCACGAGATCCCCTTCGGGTCCTCGCGGCAGATCTCTTTGGCAGACCGTGAAGAGGGCACTTACTGCGTCCCCTTCACGGCTTCATCCGTGTCCTTGCCTCGGTCTTTTAGTACATCGTACGTGGACCGACCAGGCTTGCCGATAGTCGTCGGTGCTGGCTTGGGTGCCGCTGCTGTCGTCGCCTCTGGTTCATCGCGTGCTTTCTCGCTGGCGTCTTTGCCTTCCTGGACGCGACGTTCAATCTCGCGGCGTCTGGTTTCCTCATCGGCAGGACCCGCTTTCGGGCGCTGCGCGCTTGGAGGTTTAGGCTTCGGTGTTGACAGTGGCGCACCGTGAACAACAACTGGCTTCGGCTTGTCAGGCCTGCCTGCGTTCGCCCTACGATCTGCCCTTCGATCGGCCACTACTTCTGCGACGGTGCCGACCGAACCTTGCCGTAGCGAGGATCGTCGTAGCCGCCGCTCTCCGCATCGCCAGTCCGTTCGCGACGTAGTTCAGCAGAGGAGCCTTCATCGGCCGCTCGTGTCGCTTTCGGTGGATCGTACGGTGGGAAGTGTGGATAGTCCTCCATCTCACGCAGCCCGAATTCGACATCGCCTTCTACGGGATAGGTGTCAGCAGGATTGTTCTCTGTGGGCGTCTCGTGCAGCTGCCCTGGTTTCAATCGCTCGTCCATTGTGGCCCTCCAACAATGGTTTGCTACAAAAAAGAAGCCTCTGGATGCTCCCCTGGATTCCCCTCGGCTCCTACCCCGAGGTTCAATGAAGTACAGGCAGGCTTCGCGTTCTGAATACTATCACCCTCGAGCTTTGTGTGTCTTGGTCGGGTTGCCGCTGGGCGTCACGCAGGCCTCGCCTGGTTTAGCCCCGCACTTCGGGCAGTCATTCCCGTCTGCAGGATCTGCAACCGCAGGACCTCCGCCAGTTGGTTGTGCTTCGCGCTGTCTGTTGCGCGCTATGCCGGCAGCATTTCCCTGCCTGCGTTTGAGATCTTTCCTGCGGCCCATAGCTGTCTCCTAAGCTGGTATTTTGTCGATGATTTTCTCGGCCATTTTCTCGACGGGGTCATAGAGGTTGCCGATGATGATGCCTGCGGCCATGCCTCCGAAGAATAATGCCGTGGCTCCAGGCCACACGAAAAACAGTACCAGGGCAACGAGTCCAGCGAGTATCGCTTGCTTGCCCATCTTCTTGAAAAAGTCCATGTCATGTCCCCCTTCAGTTAATCGAAGAGCGCGATCGGCGTATGAGAGCC